GCTAAACCTAAACGCATCATCACCACCCTTATCCGCACGCCTAACCCACAACTGCCCAGCAAGTACGCTCTCCAACTCGTCAGCGCGCTTACCCGGTGTCAGATCGACAACCCGACCGCCAAGTCCCTCGGGCATCTTGAACGATTCAGAACCGCTGAGATCCCACATGACGCGCAACGCCACGTTTGGATCCTCATCAAAGATCTCCTTGAACGCCTTGACGACAGGAGCGGCACGCTCAGTTCCCAACTCTTCGACAACAGCAGACGCGATAGCGCGGAACTTGCTAGCATCAGCGACTTCTCCGCGCTTGTAGATAGCACGCGAAACGGGGTTGTTCCCCTCGTATAGCCGCTTGCGCAAAAGCGAAGCAGACTTAGAGAAGAACGAGGAGGACGGCCTGAACGTGCGGTCAGCACCAACCGTTGCGCCAGCGATATCCCCAACTGCAGCCATGGCTGGATCGCGAACCTGAACCTCCTCAACATCAGCGATGCGGCGCAACCCGCGACCAGTCGTAGCAGCAGCCCGAAGAGGAGCACCGGCAATAGGACGAGCGGCAGCAGCCTCAGCGCCACGAGCAATAACACGGCCAGCAGGAACGGCACCCGGGACGCGGCTAGCAATAGAGCCAGCCTTAGTAAGAGCGCCGCCAGACTTCAAGCCAAACGTGGCAGCCTTACCATAAATCGTTGCCGTAGAGGCAACATCAAGACCAGTCAGAATCGGCTCAGCCTGCAAAGCACGAACAAGATCCTGATAATTACCAGCCTTCCCGCCAGTCATCACATACAGGTTCGCCTTACTAAGCGCCACCATGTTCGACACGCCCTGACGAACAAGGAACTCAGCCATGTTGCCAAGGCCGCGAAAATCACCCTTGTCATTCGCGTCCTGAATCTGCCGCGACAACGCGCCAATCGCCGCAGGCATAGCGCCAATCTTCTTCAGATCATTCTTAGCAGCCTCAAACAAGGAAGCAATCGTGCTCGTATGCGTACCATACGCAGCATTCGCCAACTCGTAATCCGACATCCTGTTCAACTGCTCACGAGTAAACGGAGACTTGTAACCCTCCCAAGCCGGGTCGTCGAACTCGCCAAGCGCCATCTGCACCCACACATCACGGCGCTCCTGAGGAGCAGCAGTCTCGCGCTCCATCCCGCGCTGCGTAATATCGTTGGCCTGATAAACAAAGTTACGATCAAACTCGTCTGCCTTATCAATGCGCCTATTGATTGGCTGATCCGTCACACGCGACAACACTTCAACAGCCGCATCCTTCGACGGCTGCACAGCGTTACGATCAGTCCACGTCTTCACAGAATCGTAGACAGGAACCTCTGTCTGCAAGAAATCATCTACCTTGCCAACAGCCTCAACTCCGCCCTTGCCCAACTTCGAAGCACCATCAATCACACCAGCAACATACGGCTTAGCGCGATCAAAGCCCTGCGTCTTCGCAATACCAGCGCCACCCTTGACAAGGTTTGCTGCATAATCAAACGGCTCATCAATCTTGTCACTAACACCCGTAGCGTCAGCAACAGTACGGGCAATGTTTAGGCCCGGAGAGACAACGCTAACGCCATACGTTTCCTTCGCATTCTCAAACATCTGACCAAAAGCACGGCCAACCGTCGGGAGAACATTGTCCCGATAAAAGTCGTCAAGACCAATGTCGTCAGCAAGGCCCTCAAGAAAACCCGTGTCAGAATCTTCCTTCTTCTTTTCGCGAACAACGCTCTTCAGGCTAGGCAACGGCGGAGCAGCAAGCCGAGGCTCCGACGCAGCAACGCGCTGACGCTCAACCTTGTCGCGCAACGCACCCTCGCGCTCCATGGCACGCTCACGAACGCGCCCCATGATCTTACCCTTGTCGCCCTTAGTAAAGAATCCAACGCCACCACCACCAGTAGCGATCCTCCCCTGCGGCGTATCAATGTACTTAGGCGTGCGCTTCTTAATAACAATGCGCTTCTCAACATCCGTAAGCGGCAACTTGTACGGCCCGTAAGCCGGGAGTGGCTGCTTCTTGATCGGAGCGGGACGGCCCGGCCCCGAGGTGATGATGACTGGCTTCTTTGGGTCGCGAGGAGTCGGGGGCAAGTTACATCCCCTGATACGCCTCTCGCACCGCAGCGGCATTCATCATGCCAAAGGGCGTTCGCATAATTGCCTGATAAATCTCAGCCGTACTGAACGACCCAAGGGTTCCGGCAGAATCAAACATTGCCTTCGCAATATCAAGCGGAGGAGTCTTTGTAGAGCCACGCTCAACAGTACGCACAGGAATACCAGAGATCTTGGCACCAATTTTCTTCTCAATGTAACTCTTCCAAAAAGCATCACGCTGAGCCTGAGACTTACCAGCAGGCTTAAAGTCAACACCACTCACAGGAAGCGTCTCCCTCTTACCGGTAACAGAGTTAACGTACGTTACCTCGCCCTCGTAAGCGCCAGTACCCTTCTTCGAAGCAAGATCCTTAGCCATAGTAGAGAACGTCGGGATCAGATCATCAATCTTGCCAGTGTCAACCTTAGCCAACTGCGACTCGTACCTAGCCACAGCAAGATCATAATTACGATCAGACTCGTAATTACTGCGCTCATAATCCTTCAACTTCAGATCATAAGCCTTAGCAGTAGCAGCAGACTCAATCCGCGCAGCCTGCTTCTCGCGCTCACCAGCCTCCACATCAGCACGAGCCTGCGTCAGATACTTACGAAAATCCTGCGCCCGCTCCTTACGCGCCTGCGAAGCACGAGCATTAACATCAGCAACAATCTCCGTACCACGACCAGCAGCAAGACGCGGCGCAAGATCAGCAGCCTGCGTAGTGCCAGCAATCGAAGAAGCCAGCGTACCAGCACCAACATTCTGACCAGCAGAAGCCTGAATAGCAGCAAGACGATTAGTCTGAGCATTAGCCTGCTCGCGCAGCATATCCTGAAACGACTGCGTAATCCCCTGAGCAGCAAGTTCCTCGCGCTGACGACGAGCATCAATCTGCGCAACGCTCTCAACCGCATCTCGCGCTGTCTGCTGAGCCTTCTGCTCACGCTGACGCCTGTTCATAAACGGCGTATCGTACGGGCCGGGAATTGTTTTCTTAGGCTTCGCCATTACTTCTTCTTCTTCTGAATGTCAGTGATCATCTGCGCGCCGCCTGCCAAGAATTACTTTTTGCATTATAGACCCACTTGCGGCCCGGCCCCGGATTACCAGCAGGCTTAGGCGGCTTCGTCTTAGGAGAACCACCCGGAGCCTTAGGAACATTAGGCTTAACCGGCTTAGGCTTAACCGGCTTAGGCTTGGGCTCCGCAGGGGGCGGAGTCGAACCGCCAGCAGGAGCACTAGGCTCCGGAGCCCAGCGACCAATATCCCCACCAGCAGCAGTCTCAAGAGCATCCTGATACGTCTTAGTACGCTCATTCGTAATGTCACCCTCAATGCCATACAACTTGCCAAGCAAGCCAGTAATAGCCGCACCCTCACGCTGCCCCTGCACCTCACCTGCAGCATTCCGCAAACCACCACCAGAAACACCACTAGACGAGCGCCCCTCAGCCTCACTAGCAGCAGCACGACGAGCACCAAGGATCTCATTACCAAGCGCAGTTCCAGCAATATCAGTAGCAGCAGCGCCACCATAAACATCACTGCCAAGAAGATCCCTATTGACCACGCGTCCAAGAGCATCACGCACTTCAAACTTGCTACGGTCAACACTAGACCCCGGAGCGACAGAACCAAAGATATCTTCGTAGGTCGCCGTCCCACCCCCAGCCTTCGTGTACTTAATTCCAAGGCCACCAAGACCAGTAGTTTCGCTCGTGTACCTGCCAGCAAGAGCCGGATCCCTCATCGCAACAGAAGACTGTGCAGACTTTGCCACATCTGCAGCAATCTGCTCAGGAGTTTTAGACGTTACTGGCGGTTCAACAGCAGCACCGACACCGGCGTCACCAGTATCGACACCAGTATCAGCATCAGAAGCGGGGGCACCGAGAACAACGCTACCGTTATTACCCGTCTGCGTCCTGCCACCAGTAGCCCCAGCCGGAGCGCTCACATTTGCAGCAACAGTCTTACGCTCTGCAACCCAACTACCATTCTTAAATACCCACGAACGCCCCGGCCCCGGATTACCCGCAGGCTTAGGCGGCTTCGTCTTAGGAGAACCACCCGGCCCGCGAACGACAGGCCCGGGCGTGGGCTTACCCGCCGGAGGCGTAGGCGGCTTACCCGGAGCAGGGGGCCTGCCCGGAGCAGGCGGCTTAGACGGATTGGGCCTAGGCGGCGGAGACGCAGGCTTAGGCGGAGGCGGGGCGGCGGGCCTAACAGGAGGCCTGCCCGGAGCAGGAGGCTTACGAGCCATTACGACCCGCGACGCTGAGACTGCTTATACCGCTTCCACATCGTATACGCGCGATTCTTCGCGTTACCCTTACCATCCTTCTCCGTCTTACGCATAAAATAATTCAGCGTACCCGGAACAGGGATCGTCTTCGTCTCAGACGAATCAGACTTCGTCACAGTAGACTTTGCGGCAGCCTTCTTGGGGCCGTTCGGATTCTTAGCGGCCATATCCGCAGTGCCCTTGGAAATAGCGCCAGCAACGTCGCCGCGACCCTTCAAATCAAACTGAGGCATAACTCTCTCCTACATCTGTGGCTTGAAAGCAGCCATCTTCTTAATCATATCAGCAGACTTCATCGGACCACCAGCACCCTTCTTCACCGGCATAATGCTCATCTCACCATCAGCAGGCATCGGCTTCTTCGCAAGCATCGGAGCACCACCAACATTACCCGTCCCCATCGAAACAGGAGCAGGACGCTGCCCCTTAGAAGCGCCAGCAGGCATCGGCATAGCGGGCTGCGGCATCGCAGCCTTGCCACGATTCATACTACGCGGCATCAACTGACGCTGCTGACCCGGCTTCGTGGCGAGGCGCGGCATTGCAGTCTGAAAGTTTGTGCGCTGAGCGTCGTACAAATACATAGTTATAGAGTATCAGACGCCACGTCAGAACTACAATTCCGCACTAAGATCAAGCCACCCAGAAGCATTATTCCAAACCAAAATACCCGGCTGACTGGTTGTACCAATACTAGAAGCCAAAACGATTCCTCCAGTAAATAGATTTTGAGGAGTTGATTGCAAATTTATTGACGTAGCCGCCGCAATTGAACCACCAATAGAGTTATAGCAACTAATATGCCCCGCAGAAGATACACTCATACTTGTCGGTGTTGCTCTCATTACTGTTGGCAAGTAATACAAATTTCCCCAAACACGATCTGCGCCATAAAATGTAAGTGTTGCAATATGAGCGCCGACAACTGCATTTATACGTTGATAGTACCTTTGGCATTTGCGAAGCGTAGTCTCAAACTGTTCAAACTCAAAATCACTAGGAGCAGTACCAACCTCTAACTGCACACCAGTAATGTCAAAATAATCTGAGGCACCAGCCGTACCAGTGGGCGTAAACGTAAACTTAATACCCAACTGATTAGTAGTTGTTGGAACAACAGCAGTTGTTGTCATCGTAAACCGCTTCCACGAAGTAGTCAAAACGTGGTCTGTAAGAGAAATGGGCGTATCGCTTGTAAAGTTACCTACCGTACCATCAGTTCCAATACCCCTTACAATCTGTGAGGTAAGAAAACTAGATGCGGCAGAATAATTAGCGCCAGCCCTAGCCCAGAAACTTAGAGTCACATACTTATTACGCACGCTCCGAAGGTTCCGTGATTCAAAACTTGTCTGCAGAATAAACGGAGTAACAAACGTGTCGCCAGTCTGGCGCCCAACGCGAGTACAAAAGTTATAGCCAGCAGGATCGCTAGTGCCAATAGCAAACTGAGAAAACGCGACTGACCTATTGGTTGCTTGAAGCATTTGCCAACGATCAACACCATAGTTGTTGCCACTTAAAGTATTTACAGACGTTGGGTTGAACGATGTTCCGCGCTGCCATACGTTAAAGGAACCGTTGATTACAAGATTGCGCTGAGGATTATCATTCATTTGCATCCAACGATTAGTGCCATCAGCATCAATACCGTACTTAACGTACTCGTCCGTGTCGTACTGGTAGAAGAGTTGACCAAGTGGTGGCGACGCGAGGGCGACTCGTTCTGCGTATGTTCCTACTGTTGGGCCTAGGCCGGAGAATGCTGGAGACATAATGCTTCCTAAAGATTAAGACGTACGATACCTAATTACAACAATACCACTGCCGCCAGTTCCGCCAGCATAAAAAGTCCCGGCTTGGTATCCCCCGCCACCACCGCCACCACCTGTATTAACCGTACCATTTGCGCCAGCAAAGTTTGCACCGCCATCACCACCGCCACCCATCCCCCTACGTCCCTGTGTCCCGGCAAAATCATTATGCTTCCCGCCGCCGCCACCACCGGCATACCAAACAAGACTACCCGTAATGTCATTCCTAATCCCATCCCCACCAACGCCAGCGTGTGTACCGGCGGCATCCCCGCCAGAACAACCAGCCCCTCCACCACCACCATTAAGGTATGGGTTAACAGACAAACTCGCTCCCCCAAAACTTCCTTGATCGCTTAGTGGGAATCCGCCCAAAGCACTCGCGGCTTGCCCGTACCCGTTGCCCCCACCAGAGCCGCCATTTAAGCCAAGGTTTGTATGCGCCCCGCCGCCGCCGCCACCAAACGCCGTATTGCCAAGAAAAGTGCTGTTCTGACCAGTTACCCCGTTGTTTGAACCCCCGCCGCCCGCGCCGCCCGCGCCGCCATTCCCAACAACAACACTATGATTTGCAACAGAAACGGTTAGCCCATACAGCAAGACCACGCCGCCCGCGCCGCCACCACCGCCAAGCGACCCTCCACCACCACCACCCGCAACAATAAGCACGTCAACAAGTCCGCTACTAGACACATTAAACGTTGAACTACTTAAAAACCGATGGACGCCATAGGTCGCTCCAGAGGCATCAGAAAAGGACGAAACAACTCCGCCACTCGCAACAACACTTGCACTAGCAAAAGTAGGATTTGGGTAAGTTCCCTTCAACGCACCACCGGCAACAGTAAGTCCGGACTTCATAACCTCTACCCACGCGACCGTATTCCAAGTCATTACCTTTTGGGTGTCAGTTTCGTAAATTACCTGTCCACCAATGGGCGTGGCGGGGCGTGTGGTGCTGGTTACTACTTGATGTCCACTACCAAAAATAGTCATACGTCACCGGGCACGACTAGTGCTTCTGGTGCAACGTACGGCTCTGCTGCCATAATGATCTCTTCAGCCGTAGCAGGAATGGTGGTGATGTTCGGGTCGGCAAGCATCCGCGCAGTTTCTCGCGCAACGAGTTCTTCGCTTGCGATACGGGCGCGTTCACTAATGGCGTTCTGCGTCCATTCTTGCGGGTCTGCCATTACGTAAGCAAGGGCTGCTGCCTCCGCATCGGTGATAGTGATAGTGAAATTGGGCATAATTCTCCTAGCCAAGAAAGTATCCGGAAAACGACGATTCGGCCGCAATACACGTTGTCCCGGTTGCAATGTGAAACGCCCATGACCACACATAATCACTAGCGGCAAGATAAATCACAGTGCTTACAGGCAGTGTAATGTAATCAGTAGGGTGCGTACTGCCGAAAATGGCGTGCTGTTGTCCGTACTGAGAATCCCAACCATTACCAGTATTATTCTTTTTTATTCCCCATCGCATGTAATTTCCGGCACCACCTCCATCAAGGCGGATAGACGCGCAAAACATATAGTATCCCGACACTGGCGCAGTAAATCTACCGTTTGAAGTGTTGTAGTGACTCCCAGTGTTGTAAACAATGTTTGTCCACACCATTGCTGATTGGTCTCCCGCTCCGCGGCCAAGATTTGCCGCGTTGTAAACAAAGAATCCCGGCTGATACGGCGACGTAACTCGGCCGCTAGCGTCAATTCCCATGCGCTCAACATTAGACGTACGCAAACTAATAGTCGTATTACTGTTATGAATAGGGGCGTTAGTAATATTTGAGATTGTTGGGCTTGGATACGTTCCCGTAAGATCCCCGCCAGCAGTAGCCCCAACACGCAACTTATCCGTGTCAATCCCAGCAAGATGAGCAGTAAGATCCGTGACAGCACCAGCACCGGGCGCAGCCGCATTCCGCGTATACGCAGACGGCACATAATCAATCTGTACCCGATCCCCGTCAATGACATCCGTTCCAGCACGAATATGCGACGAAGCATGAGCAACGGTAGACGGCTCAACACTGCCACTAAGCGTTACCTTGATGATGTAAACCGGACTAGGGACACCACTAGAAGAGAGGTTCGGCAGGTTGAATGTGGTGCTGCCATCGCCAGCACCATACGTTGTCCCGATAATCGCGAACAAGCCTGCGTACGTTGTGCGGCTGATAGCAGTCCCGTCAGCGCGTAGCCAACCAGTCGGATACACACTACCCGCATACAACTGGAGCGAGCCTAGAGGCACCGCAATGAGCGTCTCACTAACCACTGTCGTACTAGCAGCCGCAGCCGTCGCCTTAATGATGAAGTTCGTATAGGTTCCAACAAAGTTTGGAAGCGCGAACGTCGTCCCCGGAACCGCACCCGGCCCGTACGTCGTCCCAATAGCCGTAAAGAGGTCAGGGTAGGATGCTCGGAGTTGGCTAGAACCATCCGCGTCTAGATAGCCCGTGGGGATTGTCGCGCCAGAGTAAGCGACGACGGAGCCGATGGGGAGCGGGTCGGATGTTCCACCAAACGTGACGCCTGCCGCTTTCATTGCGGCGGCTAGGTCTTTAGCATTGTTGTAGAGGACGGCGTTCGGGATTGGGCCAGCGCCGCTTAGCGCGATCCGTGTGGCTTCGATGTTGCTTTCGTCAAGGGCCATTACCGCTTAACCCTGCCCTGCCTTGTCGGGGTAAAGTTAAACGAAATCTTGTCAATCCAGAACGAGTCTCCAGCAGTCGCTCCGGTAAACCCTGTCTGGAAACCAAACGCCATCCCAACGTTTGTAATCTTTTTCCCAGCGAGTCCCGGCGGTGCTGTCCCGCGCAGATCCTTCCGAACAGATGGCTGACTATTGTAGAAAACAGTCCCAAGATAAAAAGAACCATCATTAGCCATAACGTCCGGGTCAAGCCCACTCTTGAGGCTAACAATCGTAACCCCACTATTCTGACCCGTAAATACCATCTTCTGAAAACGCTTCATCGAAGAAGATCCAAACGTGTACGACTTAGTAATAACGTTGCAGTTCACTCTTGTAGTTGTGTCCGGGTCTGATCCGTTTGTATATCCAGCAGGAACTGGAGATGCAAAAGCCGCGTCCGGAAGAACTATCGTGTCAACACGACAAATCCTAGAACCACTTGCAGGATCCGGATTTGCAGAATCGACTTGAACCGACGGTGCGTATACGCGTCCGCTACCAGTTGGGTCATTAATCCCAACACCGAACGTCGTAAAGTACGGTGACGCGGATTTAGTTGCCTTAACTCTTGTCCAAGAAAAACTATTTGAAAGATCGCACATCCAGCCAAGGCCATACTTGGTAAATAGGACGTAGTAGTTGTTGAGGATAATGGCAGACCCGCAGGGGAAATCAGCGCCGTAGATACCAACAGTGCTAGAAAAGTACCCGTACGAGAACTGAACTTTTGCATCCATGAGATTGACGAAATCCGAACCGTCAGTGATATAGACGGTGTTCAGGTCAGAAAAAATCACACCCTTCGGAGTTTTCTGGATCGTCTTCGGGTACGCGCACCCAATGTTCGTAGAAAGCGTACGAATGTTTACAGAGTTCGTGTTTACACCAGCAGCAGGAAGAACCGTGCCAAGCGTACCGCTAATCATCAGAATCTTATCCACACACAAAACCATAAGGTTATTTGCGTCAAGACTTACAATGCCCGTGATTCCAGCGGTATCAAGCGTTAGCGTTTGACTCTTTGGCCAACCAGCATAGAGAAGACCAAGCATCCCATCAGACTTGGTGTTTACCGCAGTAGCGCCCTCGCCCGTGATTGAACTCCACATAATGGTGTTTGCGCGAGCATCGACCTGCGAAAATGTTGGTTGAGTAAAAGCCGAAAGTGACGTGTAGTTGCTTACTGCCTGAGTGGCACAAACAACACGATTCTGATGGATTACGCCAGCGTTAGCGCCCATTGGCCTAGCGCCACCACCGCTCTCAAAGTTCGCACCACCCATGCCAAACGTTGTTGAGCGAGAATAATACGTTGCGACAAAAGCATTCTTCGGCGTAGGAGTTACGGTAATCGTAAAGTTCGTATCGTCCTGAGAAACAATCTTGCCAACGTATTCGTTCTGGCCTGTTCCCGCACCAGTCGTTGCATAGAAAAACTGGCCAGCCATACTTGTCGCTTTAAAAGTGTTATACACCGCGAGTGTAGAAAACTGAATCTTAGAATCGTTGGCTTTAAACGTCGCGGTTCCGCTGCTTGTCGTTGTGTAGTTTCCTACATTTGCATCGGCACCGCCAGCCCAAACAAATGGCAGCGCGTTATATGTCGCCCCAAGTGTCGTGGAATTTTCAGCAACAGGGAACCCACAAATGCCAAACGTGTTAAACGATTCACCAATGAGCCCGGACGCGTACGAACCAACATCATTGTTTGTTGAAACCGTTCCCGTATTAAGGGCACCAATTGTGCCAACGCCAATTTCAAAAGAATCAAGGATTACTTTGTTGGACGAAATGCGAGATGCGTATCCTCGCTGGAGCGTTGCGTTTTCCGAATCGTCAGAAGTTCCAAGTGAACTAAAGTAATTAGAGTTTGCGCTCTGAAGAAAATTACGAATGCCACCGCGCTTTGTTACGCGCCCAGACTTATCCGTAAAAACATTTTCAGCATAGAGCAGGCCATTATCGGGGATAAGGGAGGCGCTAATGTCGCTCATTTCTCCGCCAGAAAAGTCGGAGTATTCGGCCCAGCGGCTAGCGCCCGCCATTAGTAATTACCGGGATTGGAGTAGTACGCGCTTCTATCGTGCGGAGGCATACCAGTAGAACGCGTGTAACCACTGCTCATCATCTGCGTGCCACGACCCTGACGGCCCTTGACCCACTTGACAAACATGGCGTACATGAGTTCGTAACGATTCTGAAGCGCTTGAGCAAGCGGAACGTCTTCTCCGACTGCGTCAGCAAGGCGCGATGCTGCGCCAACACTGATCATGTGCTGCCACTGGCTTGGCACAACAGACGGCTCGTCACCAGCAACAACCATATCTGCTGGGTTCTGAGCGTAATAGATAATCAGCACGTCACCAGTACTTTGCGACGATGGCCACACATACAGATTGTCCAAACCTTGCAGCGCGTACTTGCGAAGATAGCCGGTCGGATTAGTTGACGACAACTGAAGAACACTTTCAAGATCAGATGGCTCAAGAATATAGCCATCCGTTTGTCCCTGAGCGCGGTAAACAATGTACTGAATCATTCCAAGATCAGTAATTCCAAACCCAGAAAACGTGTACAGGTTCTGACCCTGCGTAAGCGTCTCTGTTGAATTAGTGCACTTCAACTGCGCCTGCACAACAAGATCACGGTACACGTCATTGACAAAAACGCCAGCAAGCGCCTCGTCTTCAGTTAGCGCCATGTTCTGCGCACGAGTCTTTAGGTCAGAAAAAGTCGCCATTAGTACGCACCATCCGTGGGCTCAAACTCGTCCTTGCCACGATGGCTGACTTCGACCATCTCGTTAGAAACCTCGCTCTTGCAGATCGGGCACCGCCCCTTGACAACAAGGTCAAGCAACTCGTCCTTGGTGCGAATGCCACTGTAATGGTGCGCATGCTCGCGCCAAACAGCGGTAGTGCGAATGCTAGGCGGAGCGGGGAATGGCTCAAGACAATGACTGCAAGCCATCCCCGCCCGAATCCGATCAAAACCCTCCTGATCAATGTACCACTTGATCGTGGACTGATCCTCGCCATGCACGATATCGGCGGTTTCCTCAGCGTGGGCAGTGATCGGAACGCCAATCATTAGACGATCTCCACCTCAAGAGCCTCGGACTCTTCAGCCTGAACAGCCTTCTCAGTGCCAAGTGCCTCTAGCGCAGCCACAACAGCGGGACGATTAGCGTGCGCCTTCTCATAAGCGAGAACCTCAGCAACGCTATACCCATCCTCGTCGCACTTCGCGGCAATTGTCTCAGCGACCGTCATGCCCTTCTTGGCGCGGATCTTATTGTAGTTCGGCCACGGAGGAGCAACCTCAAGCGCGTCAACCTTGACGTACCAAACTCCGTTATCAGAGTTCTTCAGCAGAGCATCCTCCGCCTCCTTGCGGTCGTCTGCGTCCGCAATCCACTCGCTATCAAACAGGCTAAAGTTGTACTGAGGGCGAGCAGGATTACTGACACCCATGATGCGTCCAACGCCATCCTGAATCATAACGCCACGCTGATAAGGGACAGCGCCAAAAATGTCGGGTACAGAAACGCCGTGCCCATCAACGCGCTCAGGGTCTGTGCGATTAGTCGGAGCGCCAGACCAGTGCAGCATTGCCGCATACGTCTCGTCGGGGTATGCCATGCCGTGCTTGAACTCAATGATCAGCGGCGGCTTCTTGACAGTGCGAGGAATCATCGTTCCTTCAGCAGTCTCAAAAACATCATACTCAGCCTCGCCGCGTGCGATGAGGGTGTAGTTAGCGGAGCGGCTAACGAAACGCATGTTGGGTTTCTCTCTTTCTGTAAGACAAAGGAGCCTCTGACACTACAAATTAGATTGTAGCGCCAGAGGCTCCCGAAGACCACCCGTAGGTGGAATGTTGGCTTAGTAGCCCGTCACACCGCGCAGGATCGCGTGGTTCTGCTCAACGCCGACCTGCAGCGAGTACTCGGTCAGGTACTCCTGAATCGTCGTATCCGCATCCGGAGCCTGACGATTGGGGAGAAGAGCCGTCTTGCGCAGCGGGCGCATGACAACGTCGTCCATGTCGACCAGCACGGCCCAAGAGCCGATCTGGTTGCTGGTGGTAGAGTAGTCCAGCCAGTCACGCTTCTCAACGATCTTGACGGTACCACCGTTAGCACCACGGTACTCCTGAAGGGAGACACCGTACGACTTCACGTCGGACGACGGCGGGGCCAACTTGCTCTGCGCAAACGAGGACAGAGCCGACACGATCAGCGGCGACGCGAACAGGACCTTGTTGCGCGAGCCGTAACGGAAACCGGTGCGGAGGAACGTCGCGAAGCCGCTCTCCGTCAGGTTGCCGCCGACAGTCGTGATGTTGGAGGAGATGAACTCCACGAGGCCACCGCAGTAGCCGACCGGCGAGCCAGCCGTGGTGATGTCGCGCTGACCAAAGAACAGCGTGTTCTCAATCTGGCGACGATGCTCCATCATCTTCTGCTTCGCCTCGTACTGCGGCTCCTTGCCACCGTACAGATCCGAAGCCTCCAGCGTCTTGGTGAATCCAAGCGGATCACGCTGAATCTGGCAGTAGTTGTAGTTAGCAACCTGCTGCGTCATCTTGATGGTGCCAAGCGTTGCGCCCTCAGCCGAAGCGTTACCGATCTTGATAACGTCAGTGCTGATTGCAACGCCCGAAGCGGCGACCGTGCCGATGCTGCGGACAACCGTGAGGACATCGGTAGCGACCGACGTGACACGAACGTTCTCACCATTGGCGAGACGCAGAATGTCGTTGGCGCGGAAGTAATCGCCAGTGCCAGTAGCAACCGTGATCGTCGTGTCGGCCGTGAGGACGGCAACGGCGAGCGTGGTCAGGCGGGGAACCAACTGATCCGACAGCCACTCAACCTTCTGCGACTTCGCGGGACGCGAAGAAGTCTGCGAAAGCATCACGGTGAACGGAGCGTCGTCCGGCTCCAACTGCTTGATGACAGGATCCATGTCAACGACACGGCGGGCCTGAAGGATGTCAGCGTCGTCAGCGACACCCGAAAGAATGGTAACAGCCATCTGTTACTTCTCCTTGTTTAGACTTGAGTTTTCTGTTTTCTGGTCGAAAACCCTTGTCGGGGTGTCGCTCTGGTCAAGCGGCCCGCCTAGGCGTTGAGAATCATGTTCCGAATCAAGTCGTCCATCTCATCACTTCCAAGATCCGCCGGACTCGTAGTGTTCCGCGTGCTGACCATGGGAGCCTGAGGGGCTTCTTGATCGGGGACAATCATCCCCTGATTACGCATGGCAGTTTGATATTCCTGCCACTTGATAATCCCTACAATTGTACCAATTCCCTCGGCGAGCGCAACCGGGTCTCCTTCACTACCAATGGGAATGATTCCGCTAACGTCTCGCTCGTCAATAAACTGTTCAACGCGAGCCTGATACTCATCGTAATCTGGGATGGCGTCAACGATCATGTCGTACGCTTCGCTCATGACGGCACGCTCGTGCTGCTCAACAAGCGGCATCGTCATGTCCGACAACTGCTCGCGCTCAGAAGCGAGACGCTGCTCCATGAAATACTGCGTAGCCTCCCACGGCTTCTGCGCCCACCAATGCTCAAGCACAGCGTTTGCAAGATCATCGGGAAGACGATCAGCATTGTTGATAACCCACATCGCTGCGTTTGTCGGATCCTGCTCAGCAAACGAAACAACCTCAGCCTCAGTCGAAGGCTCGCTACCAAAGTACGCAGGAGCAATAGGCTGCTGTACCTCAGGCTCAGGGTCAGGCTGGCGCGACTCGTGGAACTTGCGCTGCAATTCAAGGTACGCGTTCTCAAGATCATCAGCCGACTGGTACTTGCCAGCAAAAACGCGGGGATCTTCCTCTACGAACTCTTCCTCAACAGGGGCCTCTTCTTCAATGGGCTGGTCGCCCTCATCCTCTTCGGCGTTAGCCGCTCGGATGGTCTCCATGAAGATGTCATCGTCAGACACTGGTAAGTCTCCTTGACTTTAGTTTGAGAACGAAATCAAGTCCTTTGATCTCGCCACTTAGTCGCAAGTAATCCTCGTAACTAAGATTATCGTACACCATTTGCCGCAAAAGCAAATCCTTCCGGATCTGCAACTCTTCCTCTACGGCAATCCAACTTGTCTGACTCAGAATAGAGTCAAGAAGTGTGCTCATGCGGCCTCAGGAGGCGGCACAGCGGCACCGGCCTCAGCGCCAGCCTCAGGAGCAGAAACAGGCATACCGCCCTGTCCGCCCCCAGCAGCCATCGCTTCGGGTGTCGGTGCCGCTGCCGCCCCTCCACCGCCGACCAGTTGCGGGGCGGGCATCGGAGCGGGAGCCTCTTCCTTAAAGTACTTGGTGGGCTCCTCGCTAAACGCTTCGGTGACATCCTCAACGACCTTCCTCAGGTCAAGAGTGACGCCAGCCTGCTGCATAAGCATGTAATTGGCAGTCAGGAAATTAGCCTTAGCCAGTGCTTCGGCACGCTTCTCCTGACGAATAAGGGATTCTGCTGCGTCTTCGACAACATACTCGTACTTGCCTTGCAGCATTGCCGGGTTGGCCGCCTTCCACTCAATACCGGCAGCGCCGCGATCAATACGAATTGCAACATTGGGCGGCAGCAACTGCTGATTTAGCGCAATCTGCTGCTCGCCAACGCGCTTGAGCGCAAACAGGATCTGCTGCTTCATGCGCATAATGCGCTTAGTCGCCATGTTCTGAATGATGCTTACACCCGTAGCGGTGGTCTGATCAATCTGCGAGTTAGAAGCACCACTCAAGTACGCCACAGCGCCGCTGAGATTCTGCAAATCACCCTTCAGCAATTCCTCAGCCTGCACCGTAGGCGAGATGATGCTGGTGTTCGGCTGCCACGGTTGGATCTGATCTGGGCGGGCGCGAAGAATGCCGCCCGGCATAAGGCGAAAGTCCTGCTGCTCAGCAGACGGGTCAACAAAGACAGCAGCGTTCGACATGAAGCGAGTATTGTCGATGCGATGATTCTGCATTTCCCACAATGCTGCCTGAATATCGGCAATCATCTCAACAACGCTGTGGCCGCTAAGTTCAAATAGGCTAGGCATCGGAGACGCCGTTACGAACGGGAACTCGCCATGCCAGAACGGACTGCACTCGTCGCGGATAATCGTTCCGCGATTGGCAACAGTCGTCAGGTAAATCTCGTCGCCCTCACGACGCCACCACTCAATGACCTCAATACGTCCCTTGCGCTTATTGGGGTTCGTCCCTTCAAACTCGGACGAAGCGCCAGCAACAATCTGATCAATGTTCTCGTAAATACCACTTCTCTCAAGACTCTTCTTAGTCTCGTAAGTAATGTGAAAAACATCAGCAGCATCATCAATGGACGACGCCGTCGGATCCCACAAAAACTGCTTAGCGTCAATAACGACAAAGCCGGGCTGCTGACGATACGGGACACGAGTCTCCGTAACTTTTCCAATCATCTGCGAGCCAAACGGCGACGGCTGGAAATCACGCTGCTTTACCTTGCGCCATTCTTCGCGCCATGTAACCTTGGCAACCGTGAAGCCACGGATTAGGGCCTGTAGTACGAATGGAACCAACTTCTCGCCATATCGATCAGCCTCGCGCTGCTGATTCAACAGGTGCTCGTGCAGATTGGCGGACTCGTCGTTAGCGGGCTGCGAGGAAAGTACCTTGGCCCGCTGATTCTCGTCAATCATGTTGCTGGCAAGCAACTCCACGATTTGCATAACGTACGGAGGGTGAAGGTCGCTCTGCCAATCGTCATCGCGGGGACGCAGGACAGCGTTGTACGCGTCGTCACACTTCTCGTACTTTGTTACGCGTGTCTGATGGGGCGCTTTAGCCGCATCAAAGCACTTGTTAAAGCGTACGAGTAGTTCTCTCTGGTCGCCTTCAATCACAAGATTTAGTATAGAGCAACAATCGAACTAGCATTGGTGCCAGTCGCGCGAATGCGCGTTGCGCGAATCGGGAAAGCAAGACCAACGCGAATCGGAATTGTGACAGCAGTGGTGTCATCCTTGAGAATAACGCTCACGTTAGCATGCTGAGACGAAGCGTGATCAACAACAATTGCGCGTGTCGTTTCAACAAGATCAGTCGAATCGTTTGCGGTAATTGCTACTGCGCGAGTGTAGGACGGTAGCGAAGCGTCTTTGGCTTGAAAATTGTTGATAGGCATTACGACATCATCTCCTCAGATTGATCTTCAGCCATGTCACCCATGGCGTTCTCGTTCTCATCCGGAGACATATCGTTCTCTCCCATCGACGGAGGAAGCGGCTCAGTACGAGCAGCGACACCAGCGGGATTCGCCATCGGCATCATGCTGACAAGGCGCAGAATCTGCTGCTTCATTGCTTCGCGCATCATCATCTGCTGCTGCTGCTGGGCCGCAACTGCCTGCTGCTGCTGCTGAGCGAGCATTGCAAGCGGGGCCATCATCTGCGCAGCGGGCGCGGGCTCCATACCGGGAGCGCCCATAGCGGGGCCGGGCATCGGAGCGCCTTCAGCGGGCGGCATGATGGCCATTATCGCATCCCCTGCGAATACTTCTTAAGGAAGTTCTTAACGGCAGACGGGCGAGCGCCCATCTTGTTCGTTGCGGACTGAACAGTCTTGTTGATCTTGTTCATGTTCGCGACAGTCTTCTTGTTTGCAGCCTTACCGCTCTTGTTGCGGCTGGCCGGGGCGGGGCGAGTTGCCATTACTTGTTCCTCCGGCCTTCTGCGGCCATTTTTTGAAAAGTTGCTTTGCCGTATTTCTTTCTTCCAATGCTAGCAGCAAGGGCTTTCGGATCGCGGACTCCACGAGCACGAAGTTTTGCAACCAACTTCTGATAATTCGTAGGTGGAAGATTTCCCGACATAGTTTAAAAGTATATCAGTACTATTACGGACTAGCAGTCCCACGCACGCAACGATTTGTTGATCCTGCTGTTAGGGTCTTTTGCTGTTTTTGCGCTGGTCAACTTTTTCTTCATACCACTCATGCGACTGCAGAAAGAACGCCTACGAGCAGCGTGCTGTGGAGAACGCGCTGCCTGCGCACGCTTTACTGGCGGCTTTAGGCCCGGCTTTCCGGGATTCTCCTTGTTGTACGCCGCGCGTCCAGCAGCATTTAGACCACCAGAAGGATTCTTTCCTTCTTTGCGCTGCCATGCTGGAGTACTTTCAGACATATTTTAACTTTATCAGACGCGTGGTGCGCGTTTTGTGATGGTTGTAGTAGATCTGCTACGCCGCTGCGGCCTGAGGTCAATTGGCTTGTACATCGTTTCTTGCATAACGGCGAATGCTCCGCCAGCGGCCATTACCATGTCGTCGTGGCACCCGTAATCAGCGCCTTCGCGTCCACGCTTGTCGTATACAAACGTGCGCAACTCGTCAATTAGGCGTTCGCTGCAGATTGTTTCTGGATGATCACGGATCTGGGCTTGTAGTGCGCTAAGCATGCGTGGCCTAGTAGCAGAGTTGGTAGACCAGCCAATTTTCTTGTCCATTGATGGCATTGTGCTGTTCATATGCCTTGGCCTGTACAAGTTTGGGTAGTTGTATGTTGTGGTTAGCATGAGTAGGACGGCTTGTCCCATGCTGTTTCGCTCTACGGCTAGTAGTGCCTTGTTGTATGTGTGTGCGATGCGGCCTAGTTCTTCTGCGTACTCGTCTAGTGCTGGGCGTCCGTGGTATTCGGCACAGATTTGACCGTTTTCTGCGTCAATTACGACTGCGGCGGCGTAGTCAGAGCCATCAGTTGAGTCATAATTTGTTACGCGGGCCTGATAATTGTCTTCTGTAACACTTCCGGCTACGTCGGCAAAGACGATGTAGCGTCGATCTTTGACTGGGTGATGATAGATCTTGATTGGGCCGCTTGTGTCGTCGTAGAAGCGGACGGTTCCACCTTTTACGGGTTGGCCCAGCATGCGCCCCTTCTTCTTGGGGTCGGTATAGGCGAGGTTCTGTAGGAATTGGAAGAATTGGCGGCCCGTTGTTTCCGCGAAATCTCCTAGTACGCGGATTTTGTAAGCGGGCGAGTCTAGCCCCCACTGTGTTGCTGCGTCTGCTGCCCATTCTGGTGTGACGAGGGCGCGTGCTGCGTTTTCGTGTACCTCTTCGCCCGTAAAATTCGGCGTGTCGAATGCGCTAATGTGTACTCTATGCCATCCAGAATCTGGTTTGAACGCTCGGTAGAACGTTCCAGCAGTACGGGTCGGGTTTCCGATAAGGAGGACGCGTGCGCCTTCGGCGGTAAGGAATCCTTCGGAGGCTTCGTAGATAGCGTCATCTACACCACTCGCCTCATCAACTACCAGCAGCATTCTGGGGGCGTGGTGGCCCTGAAAACGCTCCGGAGTATCAGTGGAGAGTCCGATGGCGAACCAGTCTGGGGCTATTTCAAGTTGCGTCTTGAAGAGTTTTCCGAAGGCGGGATCAATATGTCGATGACGTTGCGCGATCTCTCGCCAGAGCAACTGTTCAACCTGCGACCACGTTGGGGCAGTAGTGATCACTCGGCATGGCCCTTGTAGCATGAACTCTAGGACGACGGCGGCGGCAACAGCCGTCTTGCCGGAGCCGTGACATGAGCGTACAGCGGTGCGCTTGTTGTCTCTGACGCTACGGATTACTTCCCACTGTTTGCTCCACGGCTGCATTCCCAGAAGATTTGGGTAAATCCAATCGGGATCCAAAAGAATTTTTTTTCGGAGGTCAAACTGGTCATTTGGAAGATCGTTGACGAGTCGTGCTTTGGATCCGGCTTTGGGTTTGCGGCGTTTTTCTTGTGCGTCAATCTGACGAGACATCAGTTTCCTGATCGTTTGGGATATCCAGACATCCGTTTTTGTCTAGTACGAGGTAATAATCTTTGCCCTTAGTGGGCGGTTGCTCGTCGCCCGGGTCACGATTCGTGTCGAATGGTTCAGTCATTGACTTCTACGCTTTCTGCTTCGATGTGCTTGACTTCGCGCTTTGGAAGATCCTTCTCCGTCAAGCGGCCCAACTGGTTCCAATCAAACGCTGAAGCCTCAATCTTAATCGTGTTGGCTTTTTCTTTGGCGTAACCACTGGGAAATAGGCGCTCTGCGACTTGGAACCACATGCGCCAATCACCATCACCCTTCTCCATCACCTGATCAATGATCTTTGACTGAATGTTTGCTCGTTCTTTCTGAAACGCGAGGGCAAACTCGTCCTCTTCTTCTACGCGATTAGCAAGCGTGGATGGTGGAATGCCATGCGACTGGGCAATAGTCAGCAGAGCAATAGGTCGTTTGGCCATTTCTAGGATGCTTTGCTTAGCGTCCTCGCCAAAATACTTCTCTTCCGTTTCTTCGCTGACCATTACGCGCTTTCTTCGGCTAGATCAATACGATCTGTACGCAAAGCATAGCGCCCACCAGCCTGTCCACGATAATGCTGATACACACGCGTGACTTCATCAGCCGGAACTTTCTTTACCTCGCCAGTGTTCTGGTTAATAACGGTTACGTCGCCACAACCACGACTATTACGCCTCGGCTGCGTGTACTCAAACGCATCAGCAAAATACGAAGGAGGATAACCATCCTTCTTTTTTCCGCGACGAATGGTCTGAGCCTCGTTAAACTGGCGCAATTCTTCTTCGTACATACCGTATGTACGCATCTGCTTCTTCATTATCGTGACAATACACGAAAAATCGAACAAATGCACGATATGTCGAACATGTACATACACACGACATACATACAGTGCAATGTACACACACAAAAGAATCATCGACATGGCAAAGACGCGCTAGACTAGAACAACAACGCAACAACCCCCGCTCAAGGGTCAAGCACACAGAACCAGCACGCCTAGTCGGAGCACTGACGCGAACACCGCACCACGGATCGCCATCAGACGACCAGACCACACCCCGGAAACGGACAGGTCGGATCGTGCAGGGACAACAAGCACGCTAAACGGACGTTGGCTAGCCAAAAGGCTAGGGAGGGGCAAAGAAAACCCATCCAATCAACGCAAGAAGCAGCCTACACAATCTTCTTACCCACAAAAAAACAAGCCCGAGGATGGGTACATGGTCGGGCGCGTCGGGTGGGGTTCTCGCTCGGGCGTTGGCGTCGCGCGCGCGTACCTTCTCATCCCCTCCGCATGGTGGGGTTGTAAGGATTGTGTAAGGGTTTGGTTTGGGGGGGTTGGGGTGTGGTATGGTGTGGTTTCACCGAATGGAAGGGGTGCGGTATGACGAAGAACGACGAACAGACGTTGCGGGAGCAGGAGGGGTGGAAGGCGGGTTTCGCTTGTGCCCGGCTGTACCACGGTTCGCAGGATCGTGCGGCCTTGGATTATTGGGGCGGACGTTTGCTACAGGCGTTCGATGCGTGCGCGACCCGCGGGGAAGTTGTGCTGATCGAACGGGCGTATGACAATGGCTACCGCGTTGCGGTTCAGGGATTGGGGGTGCAGGCATGATCGCCCCTACGGGGGTGCCTGCCTTCGGTGGCGGCGTGATGCTGCGCGGTGCGGGTGGCCGGTTCGTGGGCGTTCAGCGTGACGGCGTGCCGGTGCCTGCGGGTGCGGGGTTCCGCGTGATCGATGGTCGCGTGTTCACGGTTACGGTTTTGCCGGATGCGCGGGTGCCTGCGTGGGCGTGCAAGGTGCGGCCGGTGGGGAAGTCGCAGCACGGTAAGCGCGGCGGGTATCGGCAGGGTTCGCGGGAGAAGTGGGCGCAGCGTGCGGCGCGTATGGCGGTGGCGGCATGAGTCCGGTGGAGAAGCGTCTAGCGGCGTTCGTGGCGCGGCTGAAGGCGGGGGAGGTGCTGACGCCGGAGGAGCGCGAGCAGGCGCGAGAGGCGTGCCGGGTGCTGCGTATCGGGTAGGCGCGTGGGGGGTGGCTGGCCTTGCCGGGTTCGATTCCCGGCACCCCCCATTGGATTGGCTAGGCGGTTCGGAGTGCGCCCGGAGGGCAGGAGGAAGGGAGAAGTGTGCCCGCGTTTAGACCCGGCGAGTGTGTTCGAATCCTTACAAAATCCTTACAAACTGCACCGTTCGGGTGCGGTATAATGTGGCTACACCAATAGAAGGGGTGCAGGATGATCACGAAGGAATACCGAGAAGCCGCGTACGCGCTGAACCGGGCGCTAGATGCGATGGATGCGGCATGCGACGCTATGTCGAAGTTGGGCTACACCGAGGAGGTGCTCGGCGAGACCATGAGTCTGCACGCGTGGGGCACCATTCATAGCCTGTATCAGGACTACGGCAACGCGGCCGCGAAATGGCGCAGGGAGACCAAGGCGGCGGGGCTACTCAGCCCGTAACCCATAAAAAATCCTTACAAATCGTGCCGCAATCGTGCGGTACAGTGTGACTACACCGAACGAAGGGGAATCGGAATGGCTTACAGTAATCTAGTGCTACGCGCGGTCAACGCGACGGTAGCCGCAATCGATACGCACTACCCGGTGAAGGGGACAGGATCCCTGCTCACCACGACGAACCCTAAGGTGGCGAAGGGCGCGGCGGATATGGGCTACTTGCCCGCCGTCCTGCACCTCGCACCGGCGACAATGTCAGGCGCGAATGTCTGCCCGTGGGCTAGTGCCGAGTGCACCGCCGGATGCCTGAACACTAGCGGCAGGGGTGGTATCAGCCTCGACGCTAGCGGGTGGAACACGATTCAGGCTAGCCGGATCCGTCGCACGGCGGCGATGATCCTAGACCCGGAAGGGTTCAGCGCGCGGCTATGTCGGGAGATCACCGCGCACGCGCGACGCGCACGCCGCCACGGTCTGACACCCGCCCTGCGCCTGAACGGAACCTCGGACATCGCTTGGCACCGCAAGTTCCCCGAGGTGGTAGCGCACGCTATCGCGGAGGGTTGCGTCCTGTACGACTACACCAAGCGGCCGACGCCTGACGCGGCAGAGCACGGGATTGATACGACGTATTCGTATCCCGGCGGCGATGGCGTAGCAGCACGCCGCTACCTAGACGCGGGCTACAGGGTGGCCGTGGTATTCGCGACGCGCAAGGGGGCACCGCTGCCCGCAACGTGGACGGCACCATGGGGCGACACCTACCCCGTCGTCGACGGCGATGCGCACGACCTCCGATTTACTGATCCGGGCGGCGTTATTGTAGGGCTCCGCGCGAAGGGACGCATGCGCGGGCAGAAGGGTACGCGGCACGGGTTCCTGCAGGCTGCGTAATCCTTACAAAATCCTTACAACTAGAGCCACAATCTTGTGGCATACTGTGATTACACCAAGAGAAGGGGTGCACATGAGTACAGAGAAGCGGCACGACATCATCGCCGACACACTGACCATCCGAGAGATGGCCGCCATCATCGACGGACTGACCGCTTTATCCCTCAGTTCATACGACTTTTTTAGCCGAGAGGATATATGGTTCTTGCGCCGACTCATCACCGAGGCGCACAGTACGGCGATGCGTAATGAGTATGCCGGGGATTACGACTACCCGGACGACGCCGAGTAATCCTTACAAAGGATTTACAAATCAAGCCACAATCTTGTGGCACACTGTAAGTACACCACGAGAAGGGATCTACACCATGACCGACACCGACACCACCACCACCGACACCGCTGACCCGGAGGTTCTCCGCGGAGATATCGAACTGCTCAAGGGTAGGATCCACCTGCTCAAGGAGGGGAGCATGCGCAAGGACGACACCATCGGCATGCTCCGCAGCCTGATCGCGGACGTGTTCGCACCCTTCGCGAAGGACTGCGAGGCGGACTGGATCGACGACCTCCGCAACTGGGCCGACGGCAACGACGACCGCGTCGACATTGTCCGCGACCTCGTCGGCATCAGCCTGACGAAAACGTACAACGTGACCGTCAGCGTTCCCGTCACGATCACCTTTCAGGTGGAGGCGAACGGAGAGGACGACGCCCGCGACGAGGCGCTGGGACGTGTCGACACCATCGATGTGAGCCACTACGACTCCATCGACACAGAGGTGGAGTACTACGACGCCGAAGTGACGCACGTCGAAGAGGACTAGCACGAGGGGGTGCTCGGCAATCACGCCGGGCGCCCCTTACAAAACCCGAACAAAACCGTAGCCACAATCGTGATACGGTTACACCACACCAACGAAGGGAGCACGACATGAGTCACGCAATCATGGAGCACGACAAGGCGTTCTACGGAAACCGCGAGCCCGCATGGCACCGCCTCGGCACCGTCATCGACGAGGACGTAGTCACCAGCGCAGAGGCCATCCGCCTAGCCGGACTAGACTGGACGGTGGAGCAGCACCCCATTTACGTTCACATCGGGGCCGACAACATCGACGAGTACGGTAACGAGCCCGACGACTACACCGAGACAGAGGTCCACAACAAGGTAGCGAACGTCCGCATGGATACAGGACAGGCGCTCGGTATCGCGACACCCCACTACAAGGTGATCCAAAACGTCGACGCCTTCGACTTCTTCGACGAGATCATCGGCAAGGGAGACGCGCACTACCACACCGCCGGTAGCCTCTACAACGGGCGCAAGATCTGGGCACTCGCCCGCCTGAACAGGGACATCCTGATCGGCGGCGACCCCGACGAGCGCATCGACCCGTTCGTCACCCTCTGCAACGGGCACGACGGGAACACGGCACTCAGCGTTTACACCACGCCGATCCGAGTGGTCTGCCAGAACACGCTACAGTGGAGCATGAAAGAGTCCAAGAACATGTGGAAGGGTAGGCACACGCCGAACGTGACCGACAAGGTACGCGATGCGCGCGACATGCTCGGCTTCAGCAACGCCTACTTCGACGAACTGCAGACGCTCGGCGACACGCTCATCGCACAGCCGATCAACCGCATCTCGTTCGACCGCATGCTGGAGATGCTCGTCCCGCTCCCGACCCCGAAGGATGACGAGAGCACGCGCGGACTGACCATCGCACAGAACACACGCGATGCCATCCACGCAGCATGGGACGTCGACAACCTCGCCAACATCAAGCACACCAAGTGGGGCTTCGTGCAGGCCGTCGCCGAGTACGTCGACTGGAGCAAGAACCACCGCTCCGACGACAAGTTCATCGACAAGAACCTGCTCGGTGCCAACCAGACCACCACGCTCAAGGATCGCAGCGTGGCAGTGGCGCTCAGCGCCTAACCGAATCCACCCCCGCCCGACTATCCATCACTCTGGGCGGGGGTGGTCAACACCCCGACAGGAAGGAACAAAAAGATGGCTAAGAATATATTGTGGTATAACATGGCTGATCATTCGCACGGCGGATGCGCAGCCCACGACATGCTGATCGTCGACGCAGACGACCTCACCCCCGAGGAGAACCGCGCACTGTACGAGGCATCGCAGGACGGCGACGAGAAGTTGCCCGACCTGATGCTCAGCATCTACTACCGACAGAACCCGGAGGAAGAGCCATGTGGCTAATGACAAAACTAGGATTCTTCTCAGTAGTAGAGAACAGGGACGACAGCGACGGACTGATCGTACGCGCACGCTGCGAGCAGGATATCGTCAACATCTCCCATGTCCTTGACAAGCCCCTTGATTGGTGGCTTGACGAGAAGGCTGACTACGGATACCGCCTGCTCTGCAGCAAGAAGGAGTGGGCAGACGCGCTCGCAGCCATGGCTAACGATATCGATTACGATAACTTCAAGTCTTCCGTCAAGGACGAGCGCCACCACAGCGCATACCAGCGAGTGTGGATCGACATGCTCTACATCGACGACCGCGTTATCGATGACACAACGTGGGGTGATATGCTATGACCATGGAAAGAAAAAAGGTAGACAAAGTCGGAACAGTCAAGTACCGCAAAGACGGGTCGAAGATCACCGTCGTCAACATGGACGCCGGAGTCGACTACCGCAAGGGAATGGCGGAAGCACTCAAGAAGGCACGCAAGTTCGGAAGAATCCGCAACACCAGCGGGTCCGACACAGGCGCGTAGGCCTGCTACCATAGGCGCACGCAGGTAGGGTGTGCCTGCTCAACTTGGCAGCGGCTCCCCTTCTCGCCGCTGATGAGACAAGTGGCTGTCTCTCCCCCTCTGGCTAGCGTCCCCTTCCCCGCAGCCAGAGGGGTGCCAAGATTTACAAACCCCAAACATCTGAGGTAAGAAACCTCAACTACCATACGACTATGCAGCAGACACCCGCTAGCATCACCCGCCCCAACTTGGGCAGCCTCGCCTACGTCTGGATCGGCAACACCGAACACGTCGTCGGGGCAACAAGCGAGGCGCACGACCTGATGAACAAGAAAGGAAACGTCACGTTCATCAGCCGCTCCGGATCAACGGAGCACTACATCATCGAAAGGAAGAGGTAAGACATGACAAGGCACATTCGCGAGCAGGACGACTACGACCGCACGCCAGACCCGGACGACATGACGTTCACGGAGGCGCAGATCGCAGAGCGCATGAGCGCATTCGCCAGCGAGGCAAACACGATCGACAGCGTCACCAAGACCATGACGCGCGACATGCTCGCCCGCTTCGGACTCGTCGCAAAAGACGAATCAATCCTCGTCACCATCCTCATCGTTGACCCGGAGGAGACAATCAACTGGATCGACAAGCCAAGCGAGCACATCGATCTACGCCGTATCGCAGACCACGTCCACGGCAACGCTCGCGTAACAGCCAGCACGTCTGGATCGAACAGCCTGTACATCACTCCGATTGGCCGTAGCATCGCCGACGGCTACGTCTGCATCGCAGGTAAAGACAATGTCTGACGAGCAGATGACAGTGGAAGACATCCTTCGCTCGTACGGGGTGCCGCTCGTCCACACTCCGCACGGCATCAATGCCGCAACGCAGGCGCGAGACGAAGCCATCGACCGGGTAGAGAAGAACGCCGACCCGGACTGGGCGCAGGCTGCCTATCTTGCATGCCGCCTCGTCGCAGAGTGCAATCAGTTCTTCACCACAGACAACGTGTGGAAGACAATCTCTAATCTATTCCCACAGTTCAAGACACACGAACCCCGAGCGATGGGTGCAGTTATGCGGAGGGCAGCAAAGGATGGGATCATCTACCCGACCGATGAGTACGTCAGGTCTGACCGGCCAGAGTGCCACCGTCGACCAACGATGAGATGGGAAAGTTTGATCTTTGAATCAGACGAGCACTAAGGTCTACGTCAGCGGAACCATGAGTCCGCCCAAGGTCAGGAACCGTGGCGGAAAGCCGCATATCTACAAGCACTTCAAGCCTACGGACAAGTTGTACTACAAGCACGAAGGTAAGTTCTACTGCGCCTGCGACGACAGACCAGCAAGCGGCTACGTCGTCAAAGACCACCACGGAGCAGAGAAGTTTCTACCCAAAGACTTCACAGATCTGATCAGTTACGACGAGGCCAGACGCATGTGCGACAAGCACAGCGTCCACCTCCCAAAGCCCGGGCACCCAAACCACAGGCACCGAGTACCACCACCACTGTTCGTAATGAGCACACCACAAAAGAAGCGCCCCATGTGGAACAGGGACGCCATCAACAGGCACATCGAAGAGTGCCGAAGGAGAAGACAAAATGCCGGAATACATTGACGCGCCCGACCTGCCCGATGCCGAGCGCATCAAGGCGCTGCGCAATCTTCACGACGACCTGCGCACCCCGCACCCCAGCCTCGTGGAGACGAAGCCTAAGGGTGGAACTAATCTTTCGTACGTCGGTCATGCCGCCGTGACGGAGATGCTGCTTCGCCACGACCCGCTCTGGCACTGGGAGCCCGTAGGAACAGACCTAAACAAGAGCCCTATCGTTGATCGCAACGCCGAGGGCAGGCCCATCGGCATGTGGATCCGCCTCTGGATCTTCGACCAGAACCGCATCGGTTACGGCAGCGTCGAACCGAACGACCGCCGCACCGACGGCGACCTGATCAAGGAGATCATCGGCGACGGCATTCGCAATGCAGCCATGCGCTTCGGCGTAGCACTAAACCTCTGGAGCAAGAACGATCTTGAGACCGCAGCACCAGAGCCATCGCCCACCGATCACGTCTTGACGCAGGCCAAGGGCTGGAGCAAGGCAAAGCGAGATAAGATCAAGCAGGTTCTAAAGATCCGCGGCATCATCGACGACAACGCCACCACCTTTGAACTGTTCGCAGAGCAGGTAGGTAAGCATCCCGACGTGGCGCGCGACATCGAAGCGTGGGTCAAGGCTCAGGCCAAGCCCGCCGAAGACACCCCGGCTGAGTACGTTGAGAACAATGAAGCCAAGATCATCAAGGATCTAGAGGAGATTGCAACCGATGAGTAGCCTACCCAAGAAGAATGACGAAGGCGACAAGGCGCTCGTCTCGTACTCCCAGATGCGGATGTACAAGCAGTGCCCCAAGGCTTACGAGTATCGCTACGTCGAAGGCATCAAGGGCATCCTGCCCGGACGGGTCAAGGTCGGCAGCGCATTCGACAAGGCGGCCAACGAGATGCTGCGTCAGCGCATGGACGACAAGCCAGTAGACGAAGAGGCTGGCATCGGCGCAGCACTGGAGTACTGGAACGAGCCCGACGCCGACTTCGACGAGACCGACATCGCTGGCGACGACGACCTCGTGGGCAAGATGATGAGCGCGATCAGGGAGTACTCCGCCGTCGCAGAAAAGTCCAACGTACAGTACGTCCAGCACAAACTGGAGTACGAGATCACCAGCGACGTGCTGATGATTGGCAACATCGACCTCGTCGAACTGAGCGAGGAGGCCGGTGGTCTGATCATCGTTGACAACAAGGCCACACTCAAAAAGCGTAGCGGAACATACACGCACGACACCGCAGCCATCGACCAGCAGTTGACCCTTTACGCCGCTGGCATGGCGGCAACCCAAGAAACCCCCGTTGTTGGACGCGGATGGAACGTGGTCGACATCGGCAGGAAGACCCCGGGCAGGATCGAAAGCATCCAAGTACGAGACGACGATCAGGCATGGACAGATGAACTAACACATCACTACGCGCATGACATCCTGTCCATGATGGAACACTCGTGCGAGACAGGATCGTTTGCACCGATAGCACGCGGAACGTGGGCATGCTCCCAACAGTGGTGCGAGTTCTACAACCGCTGCGAGTACGGAAGCAAGAACCGCAACGTCATCCCCATCGGGAACATCTGATGAAAGAAGTACTACTCTTCCTAATCGGAATCCCATGCGTGGTAATCGTCGCCACGGTGCTGTATTGTGCGGCTGCCATGCTGATCGAAGTACTGTCAGCACCCGTATACTTGTTCGACACCCTCATTGAAAGGCGTAAGCAGAAGTGAATAGCGTATATCTCATTGGCAATCTCGTCCGAGACCCGGAACCTAACGGCGTTGCAATCAAGTTCACCGTCGCCCACAACGAGAAGTGGCGAGCACAGGACGGCAGCGAGAAGGAGCACACCAACTTCATCGACTGCGTAGCGTTCGGAAAGACCGGAGAGATCATCGCGTCCATTCCCAAGGGTCGGCGCGTCTGCGTCGAAGGCAAGTTGAAGTACTCGCAGTGGGAGAAGGACGGACAGAAGCGCAACAAGATCGAAGTCAGCGTCATGCGCGCCTACCCGTTCGATCCGCGCAAGGACAGCGCAGCGCCCAGCGCAGCGCCCAGCGCAGCGCCGAAGCAGGAGACGTTCGATGGCGACATCCCGTTCTAACCAGTGGGATCGCGGCTTCCTGTGCGGAGTCCTCTGCACATGCGTCATCGTCGGCGCATTTCTGTGGGGACAGAGCAACGCGCAGGGAGCAACGCCCCCACCCAAGTACTGGGTGGACACAGCCCTGAAGATTGGCGCTTGCGAGCAGCCCTCCGGGCGCAAGGGTAAGTGGGCTGGTATCAATTGGCACCAGTCCCACAACCACTCCTTCAAGGGTGGCCTCGGTATGACCAATGTGCTGTGGGATATCCACAAGCGCAAGGGACAGCCCGAAGACATGCACCAAGCCACGCCCATCGAACAGATCTGGGCATCGTGGCGCTTCTACAAGTGGGCAGAAAAGACCTATCCCGGCTACGGATACACCGGGTGGGAGTGCAGCGAGATGATCGGCTTCTACGGGTTCAACAGCGACGGTTCGTGGAAGTGAACACAAGCCAAGTCATCGGGCTGGCAATCATTATCGTTATCGCCTATCTCCTGTCAGGAAGACATGACCGCTAACCCAGACACACTCTGCGACTGCCCATCTTGCATCACGTCGATGCTGTACCCGCCTCACGAAGACCCGGCAGACCGCAACCCCGTCGTCGTTGGAATCGACATCAGTACAAAGTGCATTGCCATTGGGATCATCCCAGCGATGGGAGATCTCAGCGACACGGGCGCACTAATGTTCAGCATCGACACGAAGAAGCCGAACGAGCGGTGCGTCGAAGTCCACTACAAAACCGCGGGTCTACTTGACATCATCCACGACAGCGTGGACATCACAAGCGTGGCCATCGAATCACCCGTCGGATTCGGCGGTAAGTTGATGCCACTGGTAGGCGCAGTGTCAGCAGCATGCGGCCCGCACACGGAATGGTACTCGCCGACGACATGGCAGAGCATTCTCCGCAAGCAGTACCCGCTGCCAGAGGGCGAGCGGATGAAGGATAGGATCCATGCCGCAATCAGAGAGAACGTCCCACAGTTGGAGAATCAGTGGGACAAGGCGACAGAGGATCAGCGAGACGCAATCTGCATCGCGCTCGCGCACCGCTTCGAAACGCTACAGTCCATTGAACTGAGCGAGCAAGACATCAAGTGGTTGGAGGAAGAGGCGGGCAAGTGACGAGAACTTGTTGTATAGTGAGCGAACACGCGGGGATGGTGTAGTGGAAACACAACAACTGTTCCAAGTTGAAGACGGCGGTTCGATCCCGACCTCTCCGCTCCAGTTCTCATTTTCTCCATGCAGCGTCAATCTTGCATGCACACTCAATGCGAAGTGGCACAGTAGGTTCCCGATTATCGAATGGTCTAACGTAGTTAGGAATAGAGACTACGTTTGTTTTGTGGCCAAGTTTGAGGGATTGTTTTTCGCCACAGCGATATGGTCGTCTCCGATTGCTGCGAATCGCCTAAAGTATGGAAGGCAGATGCTTGAACTAAGGCGCATGGCAATAGCAGACGATTGCCCAGCAAATACCGCTTCGCGAATGTTGGGCTATATGCGGAAGTGGATCAAAAAAGAAATGCCACACATAGCAATTCTTATTTCCTATCAGGACACAGAGGCTCACGCCGGAACTATCTACAAAGCGTCGGGCTGGAGCGTTGCGTCAGAACAGAAGAGACACGCATCGTGGGACACGGACAAGAGGGATCGAAGCGCAGCACAATCTACCGCTCCCAAAATCAGATGGGAATACAGGCTGCGAGAACCAATCGATACAGACCACCAAGATAGAAACAACCAGACAACAACACTATTCGATACGGAGGGGTAAAGTGAACGAAGAGTATATGGATAAGATCCTGACGCTTGTAGCCGAAGAGGCAGTGCAGAAGGACAAAGACAAGGGTATGATTATCGACAACCCGTCAGCGTACCTGCGCTACAAAGTAGAGCGCGCGCGAGCACAAGCAAAGGAAGACCCAGCATGGCTACTAAAGCAACGCGACCGACTGCTAGGCGCAGTAACACCTCCGCTTGGATTCAATACCTGCGAACGGTGTGGGGCACCCCTCCAACCAAGCGTAACCCTTGAAGTCAACGGCAAGCCCTACTGTGACGATGGGTGTGCGAGTGGAACCAATCAGGTGCTAAGCCTCAGAGAACATATGCTCAGGCTAAAGCATGAGGGCCCGAAGACATGCACTCGCCACGACGGCACAGAGTTCACCGTCACCTACGAGCAGATGGCGAAACTACACCCGCGCCTAGCGCAAGAACTGGAGAGCGAAGATGAGTTCTGAAATCTGGGACGACGTTGAGAAGCACATTGAAAGTTCGATTAGAGAGATCGTCGACTTTCATATCTGGGACATCCTGCGACCAGCCACCCTACGAGAAGTTCTGAAGCGCCGCTACATTGCTGGTTGCGAGGAACACGACGGCGAATGGCTTGACTGGAAGTGGGACACATTCCATGAGAACATGCGCGAAGAGGCATACGACATGGTCTTATACCTCGCCATGAACAAAGCGCGTTACGACTTTGCGCGAAGGTACACCGACCCAGATGCGTCTTGGAACGAAGCCAAGGTCGCCAACCTAGCGTGGGCAACGCGCGCTAGTCTAAGCACATGGGAAAACCCAGCAACACAGACGGAAAGCGGAGAGTCCGAATGACTCCGCACAAGGACGGCAAGATCAGCACGCCG